AAGTAGTTCCGTAGCAAGAGCAACTATGATTGGACACGGATGGGAGTTAGCTGGTGGCTATAATTCTTCAACTGGTAAATCTTATTCAGCTAATAGAGTTCTCCCTCATAGTAATTCCGCTAATTCCAGCGTTTATAATTCTTATGCTAATAACGCATATTACAATAAAAGAAATTTTTCTACTTATTATACTTCTGTTTCAGTTTTTCCAGCTGAATACTGCTCTGCTATTGGTGTACCTTATGTTTATTTTTCTTCATCTTTGCTGGTTGAATTTTTAACAGACCAAGCATCAAACTATTCTTATAATTATATACAAGCTGCTTATAAAACTTTTTAAATTATGAACTATACAATTACAAATTTAACCGATAGCAGCCGAAATAATAGCCCAAATCACGGCGACTTATTAAGATATGTTTACGACAATGGTACTACATTAGAAAAAAAGCATCACGACCCAACACCTACAACTGAAGAAATTGAACGAGAGGCTAAAGAATGGCGTAACTCTGAATTGCAAAACACGGATTTTATAGTACCTCTAAGCGACTATCCAAATAGAGACGCTTGGCTAACATACAGACAAGAATTAAGAGACTGGACTGCTACTGATGATTTTCCAGATACAAAACCAACTAAACCATAATTTCGTAAATTTGTAAAAAATAAGATATGGCAATTACTAAAGTTACTCACGATGTTTTAGAAAACAGATATACAGCTAGCGCTGCTATAAGTACACTTACTGGAACTGTTTCTTTTGACTGTTCTACAGCATCTAATTTTAAATTATCTGGAGACTTAACTGGCGCTTATACTATAGACCTAAGCAATTATAAAAAAGGTCAAGTAATTACTATTTACCCTTTAAAAGCGCAATCTATAACTTTAGACGCTCAAGGTAGTAGCACAAATACATTTTATAAAATTGGTAGCGATTACGACAATACAGTAACAAGTATTATGCAAATAGAGTGCGTAGATGATAGCTCAACAGACCCAGTATTTTTTTATTCAATAGCTACTTATTCTAGTGATTCAACTCCTTAATTTATGAGTTTAGGAAGAAGATTTTTACAATTAGGTGCTGGAATTGAGCCTTTTGAAATTGATTATTTAGTAATTGCTGGTGGTGGCAATGGTGGTACTAATGCTGGGCAATCACTTGGCTCTGGAGGAGGAGGTGGTGCTGGAGGTTTAAGAACAACTTATGGCACGACATCTGGAGGAGGATGTGCAGTTGAAACAAAACCAACTTTTAATCCCGGAACAACTTATACATTTACAATAGGTGCTGCAGCGAACGATTCGTCGTTAAGTGGTTCTGATATTACAACCATAACATCAACTAAAGGCGGACAAGGTGGTGAGATTGGAGCTTCGCCTAATGGTGGTTCTGGTGGGGGCGCTCATCAAGGTGGGGGGTTTTCTTCAGCAGCCGGAACTGGAACTTCTTGCCAAGGGTATAATGGTGGTACTACATCAGTAGACTCTGGAGCTGGAGGAGGTGGTTCTGGTGCAGTAGGAGGGAATACCTCTAGTTTATCATCACCCGGCGATGGAGGTTCTGGTACTGCGGTAGCAATTACTGGAACTAGTGTTACTTATGCCGCTGGTGGTGGTGCTGGTTTAAGACTTACGTCAAGTTCTACTACTGGAACACCCGGAAGCGGAGGTCTTGGAGATGGTTCTGGTGATGGCGGAAGGAGAGAATTACCGCCAAACTATACTGGTACTAATGGAACTGCTGGAAAAGTAAATTCTGGAGGCGGCGGCGGTGGTGGCGGAACTGCCCAAAATAGTGGTCATTCAAGTGGCGGCGCTGGAGGTTCTGGAGTTATAATTGTAAGAATGCCAACTTCTTCTTATAGTGGTACAACTACTGGAAGCCCAACTGTAACAACCGACGGAACTGATACAATATTAACATCTACTGGAAGCGGAACTTATACAGCGTAAAATATGGCACATTTTGCAAAACTTGACGAAAATAATACTGTAACACAAGTTATAGTAGTTAATAATGATATTCTTTTAGATGCTAATAATAATGAAGTAGAAAGTTTTGGTATAGAATTTTGTAAATCTTTATATGGAGAAAATACGAACTGGGTACAAACCTCGTATAACAATAGTATGAGAAAACAGTTTGCTGGTATTGGTTATACATACGATTCACAAAAAAATAAATTTATAGCACCTCAGCCTTATCCTAGTTGGACATTAGACTCTAACGACGACTGGCAAGCTCCAGAACTTTATCCAGATGACGGTAATGTATATTTTTGGAATGAAGAAACCCAAAGATGGGAACAAATAACATAAGAAATAAAATAACTATATTTGTATAAAATTTAATATTTAAAAAATGGCTTCAAGCGTATTTAACGGAACTAACTTAGTTTTAAAATTAATTGCAGACGGTGGGACTCTAGAGGCTCTAGGACACTCTACAAGCTGCTCAATGACAATTTCTCAAGATTTACCAGAGGCGACTACTAAAGACAGCTCTGGTTACCAAGAAGTTATTAGCGGTCTTAGAAGTGCTGAGATTTCTTTTGATGGTCTTATTGACTATACAGACACTAGCAGCAGTTTAAAAAATGTAGACGGCATTGCGTCTTTAATTACTGGTCGTAATAAGATTGACTGGAGTTTTGGAACTGCTGAAACTGGCGATACAGTTTTTACTGGTGAAGGATTTATAGCGTCTTTAGAGCAATCAGCTGAGATGGAAAGCCCAGCTACTTACTCTGGTACTATAACTGTAACTGGTGCAATTACTCAAAGCACTAACTAAGAGTTTAAACTAAAATTATGGCAAACAAAAAAAGAGGGTATTATACCCTAGAACTAGGTGGTCAAAAGAGAAACCTCCATTTCTCTATGAACTTCTGGGCTAATTTTACTGATATATTAAATACGCCTCTGGATAAAATAGGTAATATTTTTGAAGGAGGTTTATCTATTACTGGTATTAGAGCGCTAGTTTACTCTGGTCTTTTAGCTTATGACCAAGAAGAGGGTAACGAAATAAACTACAACGAGTTTAAAGTAGGTAGCTGGCTAGAAGACTTAAAACCAGAGCAGCTTGAAGAAATGGTTAATACTATGCTTGAGTCTAGAATATTAGGTAACGACCTTAATCTAGGTATTGAACGAAAGCCTCAAGCCGAGGGAAAGCCTCAGCCGACTCCTTAACTTGGAATGACTTACTCGACTACTTTATAGGTCAAGTCGGCATAAACCCAAATGAATTTTGGAAAAATACTTGGGTCGAAAATCAACTTCTAGGTGAGTCTTATAATATCAAACAAAATTTAGAATGGGAGCGCCTTAGATATTTGGCGACTCTTATACATAATGTTAACTGCTCCAAAAAAAGCCAGACCATAAAGCCTACTGACCTTTTTGAATTACCTCAAGACAAATACCTAAAAAAGAAAAAGTTCGAGCCTAAATCTACGCCAGAGCAGCTCAATAAATTCCTTGAGCAGATGGATAACGTCAAGGAAACAACTGAGTTTAAAATTTAGTAAATTTGCACTATGGCAAATATATTAGAAGTAATTTTAAAAGGGAATGCTAAACATTTAAATAGCTCCCTAGGTCGAGCAAGTACAAATCTTAAAAATTTTGGCAAAAGAGTAAGCGCTTTAGGCTCTTCACTACAAACTAGATTAACGTTGCCTTTAGTTGCAGCTGGTGGGGCGTCTATAAAAATGGCGGCTGATTTCGATAAGTCAATGACCCAAATAAAGACGCTTGTAGGGGTTGCTGGTGATACAGTAGACCAAATGAGCGTTAGCGTAAAAAGATTAGCTACAGAGGCTGGTATTAGCTCTGGTGAGGCTGCTGATGCGCTATTTTTTATAACCTCAGCTGGTCTTAGAGGTGCTGAGGCTATGGCTGTATTAGAGCAATCTACTAAAGCCGCTGCGGTTGGATTAGGAGAAACTAAAGTTATTGCTGACTTAGCAACCTCAGCTCTTAATGCTTATGGCGTAGAAAACCTATCAGCTAGTGAGGCTACTGACGTCTTAACTGGCGCTGTTAGAGAAGGTAAACTTTCAGCCGATACTTTAGCTCAGTCAATGGGA